TATTAGTGCTTTTACTGTTGAACCACAGACCCCAACTCCAGATATGGATCTTTATAATCTCCAGTTTTGGAATTGCATGGATTATGGGGTGGTGGCTATTAGCAAACAATTTATAGGATCAATGGACTTCGAAGTATATACAAGAGATCATGGTATTGTAAAAGGATCTTACGTTTGTACTCTTGATAACTATCACGAAAGTATAGATACAATAGATTATTCAACTAGTGAGAAACCAGAAGAACATAAATCATTTAATTTATTAGAGTTAGATAATGGTCAGTTCTGTCTGTATCCAAACAACAGAATGAGAGTTTATGATAACTCATTAACACCAGATGAACCTCTGAAGCCAGACTTCAAAGTTAGCACAGAAATATATCAAGTCGAGAATGGACAGAAGTTTAGACTCGGAGACACAGATGAATACTTTTGGAAGGCTAAGAATGAATGATCGAGTTTCTTCTGGTCTTTATGCTCAACGAAAGAGTTATAAACCAGACACAAAAATTTGAAAATATTAACACTTGTTTGTATTTTGCTAGACGTTTGAACAATCAACCAGATGTTCCACTGTTAGATGGTAAAGTAGGTAAAATTACTGCATATTGCAAACCCGTGAGAAAAAACTAGGCTCTAGGATGCCCGTACAGAGCCGAAACAAATGTCCCGTGTGTGATTATACCCTAGAAATACCTTATGTTTTGTGTGTTTTTGTATTGTCCACTATCCAACTTCTCCCCAATTTGACCCCATTTCAGCGTCTACATCAAAGGGTATTTTAAGTTCGGGCACACAATTAGACATAATTTCTTTTATTTGTTTAATTTGTTTGTCATTTTGAACATTAAAACACAATTCATCATGAACTGTAAGCATGGGAGTAAGACCAGCTTCATAACAATCGACCATTGCTTTCTTGGTTTGGTCGGCACTTGACCCTTGAATCAATCTATTCAGCGCCTTGTATGTAAAAGCTCTTCTGATTCTACCCTTACCGCCATATTCAGCAATAGCTTCTTTCATAGGTAATGCTTTATTGTACTGATAAGAGATAGGTTCATACATATTGAATCTACATTTACGACCCAACCAAGTTCTAATGATACCACTCTCTGATGCTTTCTTTGTTGTCTTCTCTGATATTGATTTTAGAAATGGAACTTTATCATTATATTTATTTAAAAGAGCAGTTGCTTCATCTACAGATAGATCAAGAATGTTTGCTAGTTTACCTTTACCCATTCCATACATCAATCCAAGATTCACAGTCTTCGCTTGTTTTCTAGGTATGCCTGCTATATCTGCAACAATCTGATGAAAGTCAGCTTCGCCTTTATGATATAAAGATACGACATCATCTATCTGTGGGTGTCTATCAATACCTGTAAGTGTAGCACAATAGTGAACAAGCCATCTCGGTTCTTGAGACGCATAGTCAAATGACCCCCACTTCGATCCATCTTCTGGAATAAATAAACCCCGAATTAATTTTTTTATATATGGATCTCTTGCAGGTATTTGTTGTAAATTAGGATTAGACGAGCTAAAACGACCTGTAACAGTTCCACCGCCGTCAGAACGTAAAGGATGAAAATCACAATGTATCTTACCATTATGAGAATGTTCAAGAATTGTATCGATAAAAGTCGTATTGGCTTTGTTAACCTCTCTTATTTTTATAATCTTCTTCGCAATGGGATGATGATGATTTGCAAGAAATTGTTTTGTAAACGCGGGAGCACCGGACTTTTCTGTTCTAGAATACGGAAGTCCCACAGAGTCAAAGACCTTTGCTACAGATGTAGCGACCCAAGGTTCAACAACCACCCCGGTTTCCTTGACTATTTCATCTACAAGTGATTGCTCTAAAGTTTTCAATTCTTTCTTAACTAATTCTGCTTTAGGTATATCAACTCGTACTCCTTCTGTTTTCATATCAAGAAGCAAAGGTGTGAGTCTAGTTTCCAAATCAAAGATGCCACTACATTCTTCTTTGGTTATTTCTTTTCTTAACACATCCCATAATTTTAAAGTTATGGCAGCGTCATGTTCTGCATAAGCACCGACATAACGAGGAGGTAGTTTCCACATACCAGACTTTGGGTCTACACCAAATTCTTCTGCTGCACTCTTAAGCATCTTCTCATCTTTATATGTACCAAGATGATCTCCTGCTAATGAGTTTAGATTATAATATCTTCTATTCTCATTTAACAATGGAGCGGCTACCATTGTATCTCTGATTTTACCTTTGACTTCTATGCCTTCGGCTCGTAGCCAACCCAAATCGTACAACGCATTGTGGAACACGAAAGTTTTAGTAGTATCACTGCATAATTTAGTAAGCCATTTATATACTGCGTTCTTCGGCATGTTACCTACAGTATGTGCAACGGGAAAATACCAAGAGCTATCTCCAGCTGCTACTGCAATACCTATTATATGTCCGTCTTTTCTACACCAGCCAGGCCCTAGTCTTAAAAGATTCTCATCTTTTGTTTCTAAGTCTATAGCTATCGTGTCGTATTGAGATAAATCGGGTATAGCTTCGGGTGGTGTCCAATCAGAATCGATATTACCCCATGCTACATCTTTTATATCTTGTTCCAATAAATGGTATTGGTCACTTGTCATTTATAATTTCTCCACCTAACGCAGCGTAGCCTATTATATCAACCCAACTGTCGTCATGTTCTATCGTTTCTGCTAATCTAGCTAGTTTTACACCAACCATACAAGCCACAACTTCTTGTGCCGTAACGTCTCGATCTAATATAACAGACCATATCTTAGCTATTCTTTCATGATTAAACTTAGCAGGTCCATATTCTTTAGCTCTCGGTCCGTTTATCAGTTTCTCTGCTTGATCCAGAAAGTATTTTCTGTTTTTGTTTGTCAAAGGGATTCTCCGTTGTTGTTCTAATTAATTTACACTCGTAATGAAGGTAACTATCCCAAAAAACTGCACCAGATTTGTAAGGTGCTTTTTGCAAATACCATTCTTTTTTACCAGATTCTGTCATAATTCAAATCCATACTGTCCAGATTTACATATTATATGTAACTCTTGCTTTGCTCGAGTTACACCCACATACCAAACTCTCCTCTCGGCATCTTGGTCTGGACTTTCCACACATGCCTTCGTTGAGTCTAGCAACAATGCTACATTATCTGCTTCTCCACCTTTTGCTCTATGGATTGTAGATACACGGATTCTAGGATCAGCCGAAAGTATTTTCTCGCCTCTCCTTCGTACAGAAACTATATATGCAGCAACTTGTTCAGATACTTTTAAGACATTCTGCCATGTTACAAAGTTATTTGCTTCAAAGCCACATAATCTTTTTAAATCAATTAATGTATATTCTTCATCTTCTGACAAAGAGTTCATAATTCTTCTGCCCGATCTTTGTATGTATTCGGGATCAATAAGTTTTGAAAATGGTTTTAATAAATCTCCAGGTACTGATGCTCCTCGTTGTAGCTTTATCCACACTTCTATCGACACTAATACATTGATAGATACAGACCACCCTTCGCCTTCTCTCCAAAATACATAACCTTCTTCTCTTAACTTTTGACAAACTTTATTAGCAATATAATTAGTTCTTGTAAGAACTAACCATTCGCCCTCTGTCATATCTATATCAAGAATATCATTATGCCATGTAACAAAACCTTTTTCATTCTTTGGTTTCCATTCTTTATCTTCTCGTTTCGTGATTTGCTCGGTCAATCCTTTTGCAAAAGCAAAGGGATGTTTGGGAACACGGTATGATTGATCCAATATTATTTTATCACTACTAGCATTAAGAAAGTTGTCAACATCAACACCCATCCAAGAATATATAGCTTGGTCATCATCTCCAGCGTAGAAAATGTTATTAGAGTTATGAACTAATACGTCTTGAACCATCTGCCACTGCAACGGAGCCAAGTCTTGTGCCTCATCTATAATAAGTAAATCAAATTCGGGAGATGTCCCTTTCCATATAAACTTTTCTATCATATCAATAAANTCATACTTGCCTTTTGCTTTCTTGTAATCTTTGAAAGCCTTGTCCAACACTANCAGTTGTTGTTTATTTAAACTTTGATCCCAACCTTTATGAAACTCNTCTTNNAGATCCACTTGNTTAACTCTCGCATACTGTATTAATGACATATACTTATCGCCACCAGCACCAATATTAAATAGTGCACCTTCTTCTAAGTTCACTGTTTGTGTGGTTCTAAAATCTAAACCCACAAGTTTACCTAATTCATTGTAATCACGACCCGACATTACTTCTGATGTGCTTAAGCCAAGCCAACTAAAAGCAAGAGAGTGTAAGGTTCTAAAATAAACCATGTCCTTCGGATCTAAATCCAAGACTCTTGAAGCTCTTTCTCTTGCTTCTGTTGCGGCTTTTCTACTAAAAGACATGAATCCAATGTCTTGAGGTCTAACACCCTTAAGCAAATTTTCTTGCACTAACTTAATTAAAGCCGTTGTTTTACCTGTTCCAGGTGGTCCAAAAATTGTAGTCGGTGCAGTTGTGTATAATTTTGTCATTGTTCTCCACATATTCCTTTCGCATATATTTTGACTGCGTTAGGATACATTTTCCACGCAGATTCTACTACATAGTCCTCTATCAATCTTCTGTCTTCCATACACTCTTCATAAGATTTAAATATAACACCAGGGTTATAGAAATTGCATATTGACTTACCACCATTAATTCTAGGTGCTTCAACTAAAACAATACAAAATGCTATTATTACTTCCATTAGAACGGAACCTCCTCTTCTTCTATAGTAATTGGTTTAAGTTCTACTTCTCCACCAAACTCTGGTATCCACCAGACTCTCACAGATTTCCATTTGCCTTGAGAGTTTTGAAATTTTTTAACTAACGAACTGTCTCCGTTGTTAATCTCTTTCAATCTCTCTTGGACTTGTGCTCTTGTATAGTTATCAAACTTTCTGTTTCTCAAGAACTCCATCAAGGCATCTAACTTAAAAAATGTTCTTGCATCTTCTACGTCTGTGTACGGTTTACCAATTACAACTTCTTCAAAACTTTGTGCTTGTACTCTGCCGGTGCAAAACAATTCTAGATAAGATAGAAACTGTCCCTTATATGTCAGTTCTTGTGGCACGGCTATCTCATTGCAGTTCTCAAGCAGACCATTGACTTGTACTTCCCAATCTGCATCTCTCATCTTTGGTGGCATGAAGTTCAACTGCTCCATACATGCTCTCTGAAATAGCCTCGGTGCTTGTAATTCTTCTGTTGTTAACTCAAGTCTTCTGCCATCTATATCCAAGAACCAAAGTCTAGGCTCTGATAGAATCACAGATAGTCCACTGATAGCAGGCATTGATGTAGCACCAATACCATGTTTCAATCCACGACACACACTTTGATTACAATGTGATGACATGGGTTCTTCCTTACATAGATACTGATATTCTTTTTTCTCTAATGTAGACTGAACTGTTACTATCTCTGAAGCTGGTAATGGTGGTGTAAAATGTTTTACATTTAACTGCTCCAACTGTGTCTTCCAATCATTCGGAGATGACTTTTGTAAGTAAACTCCAAGTTGGAAAGCCGCCTTGTTTCTGCCACCTTCATATATACCCATGCTTAACAATGACTTAAGGCACGGAACATAACCAGGAAATAAGTTTGGTTTACCACCCACAGATAGTTCCATGAATTTTTTTGGATCACATTTTATTTTGTGTATGTGTTCTATAAACTGAGAAAGTGTTGCCTCTATATATTTTTTACCCGTCTTGATTACGGCATATCTTAAAGTCTGTTCAGAATCAAAGTATGGTAGGTTTATAAAATTGCCTACATCTCCTCGCTCCACCAACACCTGCTCTTGTTTTGGAAATATCTCACAGCGCCCATGTCCAAGTGCAGCTGCTATCTCAGCAGCTTTATCTCTGAAATCGGCAGCATCCATCCACTCTTTAAAGAAAAAGAATATGTGTGCACCCCCACTTTTACTACGGCACACGATACACGGGACTTTTAATTTTTCTAATTTATCCACCAAAGCATTATGATCTAAGGGATACTCATCAATATCTAATGCACCAAATTTACATTTGTTTTCTGCATTAATAGGTATAGAGCCGACACCTTTTTTGCCGTCTACATGTCCTTGCATAAGTTCTAATGTTAATGGATTTCTTACGATAAATGATTTGGCTTTTTGTTTGCCGTTCATTCTTTGATTTGAAACTTCCGTTTGTCCATGTGCTCCATCAAAGCCTTCAAACGCAAGTAATAATTCTTCTGTTAAATTCACTCTACACTCCAAGAAATAAAAAACCGTGTAGATGAGCGTTGTATCTACACGGCTAGTTTAAATTAAAACGGTACGTCTTCTTTCTCTGCTACTTCATCAGCAGAAGCCGCAGCCATTTTGACTTCGCCTTTACTTACACTTTGATACATAAGACGAGCTTCAAGCATCATCTTCTCTATCTGTGGTGTAATTTCAGTCCAACGATCTAGTTTGTAGTTAAACCACTTGCCTTGATCGTTAGCCTCTAACACAGTGGTTAGTTGCCAAGCCGTTCCATAAATAGGCATAAGAGCACCACTTGGTAATCTTGCACTATTCTTTAAAGTATTCCATCTACGAGACACTTTAAGTTGTGTCTTTTTCATATCAAGAACACTCGGTGCAATACTGCCATCTGCACTAGTTGCAATAACTAAATGTTGATGAGTTCTTACTAATTCGTTTCCGTTAGGTAACATCTCAATAGTACCTTCACGGNTTGTCATAGCAATATCCTTATCATCTGCAGCTAGTTCTCTTACAAAACCACCACCACTAGACCTTAGTTGAAATTCTAAGAACTTCTTTTCAAAAAAAGCTGGAACAATAATAATACCTTCATCTTGTTTATACACTTCTTGTGAAACAGTATTGAAGATGTCTCCTTGTTCTGCACCTTTGATATACATAGGATCGTCTTTTTGTAGTTGTGGAGATAGTGCTTGAATAATCCTTAGAAAAGGTATTTGCATATCTTCCGTTGTGATATTTTCAAGACCAACACCAGAGTCTGCTTCTAACATTTTCTCTAACTCTGATACCACCACTTCTGTAGTCTTTTTCTGTGCGACTTGGTTCATTACTGACCTCCTTTTATTTTAGCACGGTTGCCCTGGTAGACACCAAATAGATCAAAGTCTATTTCTTTACCACTTTCAATTCTATTTTTTACCCAGGTTTTTAAAGTCATGGGATGAACATGTTGTTTCTTAACAGGTGCAAAACCTTTATCTTCAAGGTCTGCAACTATAGAACCAGCTTGATTATCCTGACCCATACTGAAGCTAACAATAACTTCGTTCTTGATAAGATCGCCTTCTCCAACTTCTCGTAAGAATTGGAAGGCATCTTGTTTCTTAGTTTCGGGGATTCTAGCAGAAACATACTTATCAACAGTAACTTTGTTACCATCAACTGTAAGACTTTCAACACCCATAGTCTCCATCAATGAAGGAATATCTTCCTCATCAACGGATCTTTTTTTCTGTTGAAGATCTTTAAGTTGTGCTTCGGTATCTTTGATTTGTTGATCTAACTCAACAGATCTACGGATTAAAGACGATAGACTTTTAGTATCGCCTTCTCTGACTTGCTTAAATGCTTGAGGGTCAGC